TGAGAAAGTTGTATTTGCCATAATAGTTCTCCTGTATAGCGGTTAAATTCTGCAGTCTCTATACCGTCTGCCTAGTCAGTCTGCAAAATTGTTATTCTAGGTATTTATATTATACATAAAAAAAGGGCGGTCGTTAAGACCGCCCTCAATTTTAATCAATTAACGATTGATTAGACAGTTGGTAAGTTTCCGTTACCAAATATCGCTCTAGGGTCAGACCAACCGAAGCTGTATCTTTCTCTAGCTTTAAATCTTACGTTACCTGTATCGAAGTCACCTTCCATAGCAGTTTTGATTGGACTTCTAACGAAATGCTTCATTCCATTAGGTGCATCCGTCAAAATAAAGAAAGAATCAGTATCTGTTAAGAAGTGATTAATTCTGTATCCTTCAGGAACCATTCCCATAGATCTTAAAGCATTGATATCGTTATCAGCTGTTCCTGTTCTAAGAGGAGATTTCATCAATCTCTCAGCAGTAAATTGTAATTCTTTTGGAATTATCATTTTTCTGCCTGAAAGAGCAATTTTTAATCCTCTTTCATCTACGAAACCAGCGATGTCAATCAATGATTGCTCTAGTGATGTTTCGTTTAAGTCCGCAGCAGTTGCTAATACGTTTGAGAACGTACCGCCAGTTGCTAATGGGTGAGAAGCATTAATTAAAGATACTCCGTCTCCGCCATTGTAACCAGCTGCTTTTTGTGCATTGTTAAGCACAGAAGCTGCTGTAACTTGTTTAGTGTGTGACATAGATCTTGCCAAAGCTTTTGTATATCTTCCAGCAAGTTTGTCATACAGGTTGTCTTCAATCGCTTCTTCAGTAATTGCAAAAGCAAGAGCAACAGTGTTGTGTGTGTATCTAGCAGTGAAAGTTTCATTTGCTTGATCGAACACTACGCCCGCACCTTCTTGTTTTACTGGAGCACCAGCGAAACCTGATAACATAACTTCTTCTTCGAACGCTCTGTCTGAAGATTCTGTCATGAAGATTTCTGTATGCTCATTGTCGTAACGATTGTATTCCAGGCCGAATAGTGCATTCAAACCTGGCTCTAGTTCTTTAACTAGTTGTGATCGTGATATAGCCATGTTTTATTCTCCTATTATATGCCTGTTCCACTTCTGTAGAAGTGTTTGTTGATTCTAACAAGAATATTAGCGTTAGCTGATGCAACATCACTGTTATCAGGGTCTTGAGAAATATCAATTGCCTGTATAATAAATGATGCATTAGTGCCGCTTTCAGAAACGTCCAATTGGACTTCTGAAATTCCTGTTTTTGTATTTCCAGTAGCATTGGTTACAGAATAGTTTTGAAACAGATCTGCTCTTGCGAAAGTCGCATCAGCGTCCATTAAAAAAACTGCATCTGGGTCATCTACTACGAACGCTGTAATGTCGCTCGCAACAACTGAACCAGGATAATAGTTTTTCCAAGTCGGCTTTTGAGTAGTAGGATCTGTGTAAAAAACTCCGTTGAAAACACCAACGACAGCAGTACTGTTTCCAGCTGTATGTCTTTCGATGTTTCCCCCAGTAACAGGTATAACCAAGTCACCTTGATAAATTGCAGTTCCATAGTTACTTGCAATTGTATATCTGTTCTGAGCTCCAACCAATGGTGTACCGTCTAGTTTTCTGTACGGTCTAAGACCGAACTTTTCCACAACGTTTGCCATTATAGTTTTTCTCCTATTTATTTTTTAAGTTTAATTTGCCTTCTTAATGGTAGTAAAAGTTAACTAACTCTTTCGTCCACCACCAAAGGTTACCCTAGATTGTCTATCAATATTGATAGGCATTCCTGGATGTTGTTCCTTCATGAGATCATTATCAACAGCGTGCATTTGATCTTGAGTAACTCTTGAAAAGTACTCACTGCGTTGTTTCAATATCTCTTCTGGTATCCTTGCCAACACAAGGCCTCCAATCCCAATACACCCCTGATAATTACCTTTTGCAATGACAGGATAATTAAATTCATTAATCGCATCTTTATATTCATCTGCTCTTACGAACTCATATCCTTCTCTAAGTTTTTTAGATACATTTCCTGTATCTTCAAAACCTGCAACTTCAGTTCTGATCCATCTATGAACAAAACCTTTCGGTGGCAGTGGCGCATCCAAACTGGATGGTAAAGTCCAACTTTTAACTCTAGTAGTCTTATCTCTAGAATTGGACTCGCGTGAAGACTTGTCTATCGTGCTATTCATTATTTTCTTTCCTCCTTCACGAATTTAGCGTATTCCTCTAGTGGCACCCCAAGTTTTTTAGCTATTGCTACCTGTGATTTGGTGAGAGTCACAGTCCTGCGTCCTCCTTGCCTTCTAGAAACACCTGCAACATTTTGGACGGGCTTGTTGTTAGGTATATTTGCTTCTTCGGCATTGTTAAACTTCTGAGGAAAATAATCTCTCAGTTGTTTATCAATTTCATTATAGTAGTCATCGCTCTCTGCGTCAAACCCTTGCATTATTAATTCATCATGCATGTTCATGACAGCAGAAGTCATGATTTTATCATTTCCAAACCATTCATTTCTAGATGCCCAATCTCTAGCTTTAGGGCTAATTTTTGGCGGAATGTATTGATTTTGCGATGTTTGTTCTACCGGTTCTGGATTAGTTTCTTTTTCTTTTTTTGCTTTTTCTTTTTCAGATAAAGAAATTCTAACCTTTTCTTTTTCTACAGCTAACTTAGTTAAAGCATCATTAGCTTCCATAACTTTATCTGTATCGGAAGAATCTAATGCTTCTTTAAGTTGTCTTTTAACTTTATCTCTTTCAGCGTCTATTCTTGCATCATATTGTTTTAAATATTCAGTATCTGATTCTTCATACTTATTAGAAACGTCAGAATATTTTTTCTGCAATCCTTTAGCATACTCAAGAGCTGCTTGTTCTCTTCTCTCAGCTTCTCTGTATTTAAAAGTTAACTCTTTAATTCTTTTTTGAGCGTTCTCAGAAACTTTAGATAAATTTTCTTTATCGTCTTTTTTAGTTTCTGTAGTTACTTCAACGTCTGGTTGAGGTTCTTCTACTTTTTTAATTTCAGCTTTTTCTTTTTTGCTAACATCAAGATCAGTGTAACCTAAATCAACGTCTTCTTTTTTTAATTGAGAAGGATCCGTATCTTTCTCTGATTGATTTTCAAGTACAATATTTGTTTCTTGAGCATCATCCGTATCTAGTTCGATATCCTTTTTATTTTCGTCTACCATTTTTTCTCCTAATAGTTGTGTGTTATATGTTCAGGGTCTTCTACTGTGCCGATAATTTCATCGTCATTAAGAATACGAACTTCTCCAAGTTCTGTTTTAAATCTAGAACCTGCATATCGTCCAAAGATTACCCATTGACCTTCCTTGCACCACGGACCAGTGGGAAATTTAGTTTTGTCCTCATAGCATAATGGACCCATTTTTAAAACTAATGCACAAACTGTTGCAAGTGCAATTCGTTCTTGAGCTTCATCTGATATATGAATTCCTCCTTTTGTTTTTGCAGGCGGAATGTATGGACGCACTACTATTCTCCATCCAGTTGGTTCTGGAATTTTGTCTAACATTTTATCTATTGAGTTGGGGTCGGTAGGTATTTCTGGTTTTGGTTGTTTAACCGTTGTCAGAATTTTCGACCCATCTGGTCTTACCAAAGTCATCTTCTATATCCTCGTTTTTCAGCAGGTATTTAATCACCTGAAGCAGTTCTTCTAAAGAACTGAGTTGACCTCTAGAGTATTGTAGCTTCTCTATGCTGTCAACACCATGCACGATATGATCTTTTTTGGTATCTATTAATTTGTAGATTTCTTTCCTTATACGATTAATTGTATCTATATCCATCATTTAATAATGGCTTAACAAATTTATACTTTATTGGCAAGATAAACATTCATCGCTATTAAAATCTAAGTCCTCTAATGTTTCTTTTTTAATAGGCTTGCATTTATCGCAAAAAAACTCGTTGTCTTTTACTTCAAATTCTTCATGACATTTTCCACATTCACTAGTCATACTACTTGCCTTTTTTAGTGTTAATGATATCCGTTGCTTTAATTCCATACACAGCAGCCACGACTGAAATCCAAAGTCCAGTTACCCACCAAGGCATGTTTTGTAGTTTTTCAAAATACAGATCTAACTTTTGAGAAATTTTTTCATCTTCTGCAAATACAGAATATGCTAATAAAAACAACGGTGATGATAGAACCAGTAAAATGAATTCGTCCTTCCAATCATTTTTTTGTGATTCGAATATCTTCCCAGTGTATTCAATCTCTCCACGTTTCATTTTTTCTGCATGCAAAAGTGCAGCTTCAGACATTGCTACCTCTGATGCTTTTTTATTTTTGTAAATTTCAAGTCCAGCTTTAATTCCAGAACCTAATAAACTCCATGGGAACATAATGCTTGAATTATAACAGAAAATAATTGTTGACTCTAGTTATGGGATTTGATAAGATACCTTTATGATTAATTTTAACAAAGGAGAATAATCATGAACGAAGTAGAAAGACTAATCAAGCGGGGCAGAGAACTAGAAGCTAGTTTTGCTTCCCTTGATGTAAAAATTGCTACTCATAAAAAATATGATGAGTGCAATGTTCTACCGTCTAATCTTCCATACGTAACTGCTGCTGAAGCAGGGAAGGCTTTTAAACTTTTATGTAAAAAGTTTGGAAAGAAAAAAGTATGGAGTGAGCATAGAAAAG